TACCTTTACATGATGAGATGGATGATTCTATCTTCCATGATGACAATAGTGTAAACTATAAAGCATTAGTAGATAAAACTACTTTCTTTGTGAATGAGATAGCACGTAGGATTTCAGAAGATGGTGAAGATGTTGGTGGTATAATATTTGATGGTGGTTCCACATTCCTTAAATGGTGTGAGTTTGCTATGAGACAGTCCTTATTGTCTAAGGGAATTATTGAGAATGAAGATGATTCTTTTAACCAAAAAGAATGGAGAGAGCGTAACAGATTAAACCGTGACGTTCTTACTAGGATTCATGCTTTGCCTGTCAATAAGATATTCTATACTTTCCACCTAAAAGGTGTACAACAATATATGGATGATGGAACTGGTAAGAAAGTTCTAATGACTGTTGGTGAAAGACCTGATTGGGAAAGAGGTACTATGCGTAAATTTAATCAACAAATATTCCTATCAAGATACATGAAGAAGGCTGACATGGCCGCAGGTGTCAAAGGAGATAGAACTCTAAATGATGGTGAGTGGTCGGTACGTGGTACTGTAGAAGAGATGAAGGGTGCTAACATGGAACATGTAGGCTCTACTCACGAAATACTTGCAGTAAAGAATGGAAAGATAGAGTGGTTAGGCTTACCCTTCCTTGCGGAAGAGTGAGAGTTATGGCGTTAAAAGTTACAGTAGATAAGTTTCAGTTAGAACAACTACTAAAAAGAACGCAACGACTACAGAACATTAACGGTAAAAGTATTGCTCAAGTTCACTCTTGTGTATTAAATATTGTTGCAGATACATTTAACTTACCTACTATTATGTCTACTACCTCTTTAGTAAAGGATGGTTTAACTAGTGTATCGTATTTTGATATACCCTGTACTATATTAGGAGGTCCTACTAAGGATACTTCTATCCCTGTATCTGATATAAATATGTTACTGGGAGTATTGAAATACCACGGTCAAAATTTAACTATTTCTTACGAGATTAAGGTTAGTAATTCTGTTCCTAATAAGGTAGTCATTAAGTCTAGTAACAAAACTACTACTATACAAAGTAGTATGGACTCATTAGCGTTTCCACACAGTAATGTTACTTTGGGTACTTGGAACGATAAGTCTCTTGCTTTAAAGGAAAAAATAAATCCTATTACTGGTAATTACAAACTTACTACAGGGAATTATCAATCACCTAGTCACCAATGGACTTTTGATTCTACTGATTTATTTGAAGCACTACGTTGTGATAACATGAACAACCAAAAACTAAATGAATTCACATTGTCGTGGAATGCAAATCATCTTTGGGTTATTACAGGTAAAGAGTTGAAAGGGCAGACTGAAACAGAATTGTTTAAATCAGACTCCCCCATTAGCCAAGAGCCTGTTTATACGTGTAAGTTTCAAGGTGGTTTAGATAACGTAGCACAATTAATGAACACAGAGATAACACTAAGCATACTAGATTTTACTAAACAAAAGCAAGGGTATAAATTAATTCTATCTTCCGAAGAAGGTTTCGTATTCCAAAGTGGGGTGTTGTGATGGTAGAATATCAATTAAAGAAAGGAAAGTTTCTAGGTAAAGGAAGGGATGAGTTAGATTTCTTTGAGATAGACGGTGTAATATTCCCTAGTTTTGGTAATAGTACTATCTCATGGGATGGACCTAATGGAGAGCAATACGTTGCTAACATAAAGGTTAGGCAAGAGTTAGACCCTTTGTACCGTGACCCTTTGTGGTTAGCAGAACACTATCTAGAAAAAGAAAGGACTATGGCTGACATAGCAGATGAGTTTGGTGTATCCGCTACTGCTATAAATCAATGGTTGAACAAACACAATATAGAAACACGCTCAAGAGGCCCGAACAATGATAATAGAAAAGAATAGCCAGCGTGGGGTTATCATAAGATATAGAGATAACAATGATAAAAGAGTAGTGGTTACTGATAGAGAGCATTGGCCTTACTGTTATGTTAAAACTGATGATGCATACAGAGTTCGTGCGGTGAGTACGCAAGATGGTTACAGAGGTATCTTAGGGGAAAAACTAACTAAGGTTGTAGTAGCAGATACATTTAACTTAAAAGAAGTAAGAGACTTAGGCATTCCTACATGGGAAGCAAATATACCATACACAAATAGAGTGATGGTGGATAGGGTACAAGAAGGACTAGAGCCTATACCTAACTACAATCATAGAGTGTGGTATATGGATTGCGAATGGAACCCTAAGACTAATGCTATGCGGATAATAGTTTTCTATGATTCTTATACAGAGAAAGAGTATGTGTATTTTGTAGACAGTAATCTAGATAGAGCGCAATCATTTAGTGAGTATGGAGATTATGAATACGAGAATCTAGCGTGGGGCTTTCCTAACGAAAGAGAAATGCTAGATAAATTCTTAACAGTTATTAATGAACAAGACCCTGATGTAATTACAGGGTGGTATGTGACAGGTGCAGATATAAAAACAATCATAGAAAGATGTAATAAGGTTGGGCTTTCTCCAAATAGATTATCTCCTATGAATAAGATACGTTACCAATTCGGTGACTGGGCACAACCAATACTAGGTAGAAATTGTATAGATTTAATGGTAGGCTTCTCAAAGTTATGGGAACTTAAGAATGGTAAATTACCTTCATACAAATTAGATGATGTTTCTTGGGAAGTTTTAGGGGAAAAGAAGATTGAACTTCCTAACGGACACGACACATATCTGACTGACCTACCGTTGTATCTACATTATGCTAGACAAGACGTAAGACTCTTACCTAAATTAGACTCTAAAGTAAATGCTATAGAATACTATCTTGCTTTACAACACGTAGTACAATGTGATATACGTTCCACTCCTTTCATCACTAAGATGTTTACTAATCTTGCTTTGATGGATGATAAGTTTGATGTACAGATACCTAGCAACCCTCAGTTTACTAAGGTTGATTATGAGGGTGCTAATGTCATGGATGTACACGCAGGCCTACACCACAACGTAGGTATATTAGATGTAAAGGCTATGTACCATAGCAACGCATCTTTGTACAATATTTCTTGGGATACAATTGATGAGAAGGGACAGGATTGTGGTAATGGTACAAAGTTTAACCTTGAAAATAAAGGGTTATTAGTTAGACAGATGGATTACATGACAAAACTAAGAAACAAATTTAAGTCTTTGATAAAATCAGACCCTAGTAATTTTGATAAATGGGATACAATGCAGTTCGCTTGTAAATCTCTTGTCGCATCTATGTATGGTGTGGCCGGTGATGCTAAGTACGGACTATACAATCCCGAAATAGCCGCCGCTATAACATATACATCTAGAGAAACACTTAACAAACTCAAAGAAGAGGCAGAATCTTTTGGTTTTAAAGTAATATATGGTCATACTGACAGCGTATTCGTTCTCATACCTTCCCCTCAAGAGGGTATGGATGTTCTTAGGGAGATTAATATTAGTATGGCTCCTATAGAAACCGAGTTTGAGAAATGGTGTTCTACTATGATTCTTATGGCTAAGAATAGGTATGCGGGTAATGTTTTGTGGAGTGATGGTTCTTATCACGACCCCAAATTATATGTTAAGGGTATAGAGATGAAGCAATCTAGAATGCCACAAGTTATGAAACAATGTATGCAAGATGTCATAGGTGGTATTCTTTCTGCTGATGTAGAAGAAGTTATAACAGATAAACTAACTAGTATTATCTTAAAAGTAATTAATAAAGAAGCAGACCCTAATGATTTATGTATGAAAGGTAAACTAGATAGGGACTTAAGTACTTACAAAGTTTTGTCCGGCCCTAGTGCGGGTGCGGCATGGGCTAATGAGTATCTAGGAAAGGGGTACAGGGCTGGCTCTTACTTTAAGGTTACTATAAACTCTTACGGTAAATATATAGCATTCGATGACCCTAGTGAAATAGAAGGGTTATATGATATAGGGTATGATAAATTAGTAGAGCGTTTTATCATAAAAAAAGTACAACCGTACTATGAAATGATGAAGTGGAATATGCAACCTTTAGATAACGCTCTGAAAGGAATAACAGGCTTAGTGTGGGTATAATAACCTTTATAGTCGTAATAGGGTATGTAATAATATGTCGAGAAAGAGTGATGCAGAAATAAATGGAAGATTGGATAAGATAGAAAGTGAGTTTCATGGTTTCGGTAATGCCGTAGCCCAAGATTTAATGAGACTACATCATTTACTATATACTT